TAAAAAAAATTTTTCAAAAAATCTTGACGCAATAACCACGTCTCACGCACCTTCGGTGCGTGAAACTTTGCTATGCAACTTTGAAACCATTTTACTATTACTAAAACTCACGTATGCAATCTGCGTGAAACTTTGCTATGCAACTTTTTTTTCTTTTATCTATAACTAATACTTACGCATGCGTGAAACTTTGCTATGCAAATTTTTTACGTTTATTACTATAACTAATTATCAATTGGTCCTTGAACCGTGGCAGCTCTTAGCAGCTCAAAGCTTATCGGGGCAGCTCTCCAGGTTATTGGTCCCGGTGGTCCTGGAGTCGTGGCAGCAGATACTGCTGCAAAAATAAAATTTGACAGCTGCATGCATCCCATGCTAATAAGATACAAACTAACAAAAGGAAAAAAATGATATACTTTAAAGATCTAAAAAAAGGGCAGGAAATAAAAAGCAGCCAGCTGCATCCATTTATTTTATGCAGCGGAAAGCTTCTAGAATCTCCGAAGCAAGGCAAGGGCATTAAGAAAACTATGCTAATAGATGCTAAGGGCTCGGAGCTGGGTTTTTTCGATGAAGCTGGCAGCGTGTACAGTCATCAAATAAAATTAGCTAAAGTTAACGGTAACTGGGAGAAGGTGATTCATGCCGCTTCTTAATTATTACAGCCAAACCAAAATGGCCAAAGGGGAGAAGTTTGGATATAAGACAGCAATTTTGCATCTTGCGCCATATGATCTAAGCGGTAAAAATGTCTGTCCCAAAGCAACTAAGGGACCAGGGGGCTGCATTGCCCCCTGCTTGAATACTTCAGGCCGTGGGCAGATGGGTTCAGTGCAGCAAGCTCGAATAAATAAAACCAAATATTTTTGGCATAACAAAAATGGTTTTTTATGGCAGCTAAGTACTGAAATAGAGCAGCTCAAAAAAAGGGCAGCGAGTCAGGGCTTTAAATTTGCGGTTCGATTGAATGGAACTTCAGACCTGCCATGGCATCGGATGAAAGTGGATGGCGGTGCCAGTTTAATGCAGCTGCATCCAGATGTCCAATTTTATGATTATACGAAAGTATTAAATTATTTAGATCATGATTTAAATAATTATCATATAACATTTAGTGACAGCGGAAAAAATCACCTGGACCAATTAGCTGCAATTGAAAAAGGTGCAAATGTTGCAGTAGTGTTTAAGGATAAGCTGCCCAAAACCTGGATGGACAGACGTGTCATAAATGGTGATAAGCATGATTTACGCTTTATGGATCCGTGTGGCGTGGTAGTGGGTTTGGTAGCAAAAGGCCTAGGCCGTAAAGTAACAAAAAACTCATTTATAAAAATGGCAGTTTAGAATGTTTCTAATGTGGGTTTTTATTCAGGTATTATGGAAGGAAATTCTAGTATTAATTTTATTATTTTTAATTTTTTCAATTTTTTAAAATTAGTGCTTGATATCCTCCCATAAATAATTATATTAATGGGACGTGTTAATCATAATAACAACTAACAAAAAAGGAGTAAAATGAAAACACAAAAAAAACAAAAGCAGTCTAAATTGACGGCTGATCAATCTAAGCTTTTATTTAATTTTAGAGAAGCTTATAATAAAAAATCGATCTACACTAAATTAACGGCAGATCTTAAAGACAGTGCCGTGACTATTGTAGACGCTAACGGTGGGCAAGTTTTTACAACTCATAAAGGCTACAACGTCCACGCCCAAACAAAGCACAAAGAATACTACACGATCGATCTTAAAAAATTGCAAGAGGATCATCCTAGTATTTATAACAAATATAAAACTAAAGAAGTGCACTCTATAACTTTAGAAGTTAACACGGTTAAAATATAATGAATATATTTTTAGCTATACTTTTAATTTTATCTAGTTTTATGATTGCTTTTTTAGGTGTCATAATTTTATTTAACATTGACGTGTGGATAGGGTTAACCCTATCCACGGTCGGCATATTGTTATCACTTCGAACTATAGGAAGGGTTTAATCATGGCTAGATTATCTTATAGAGGGTATAACCTTAGTTTAAAACCTTTAAGAACTGATAACCTATGGCAATTAGAAATCGAAAAAAGTGGAGGGGAAGTCGTACACACTTACACGATTGACCCTCAAAAAACACTTTTAGAGGTAGAAAAATTTGCCTTAGATGAAGTCGACAAAAAAATAAAAGAAGAAATAAACTCTTAACAATAAACACGGCACAACCTAGGGTTGTGCCGTGGCTCCCTTCTCTTCAATAGAAGGCTCAAACCAAAACCAAAAACCAAACTAAAAAAATTAAATTTTTTCTGCGAAAAATTTTTATATGTTACTTAACTTTTACTAAAACTTGTAGCGCAAATACATGGAGTAAGGCCTTAAACGTT